CGTTCTTCTTGCTGACCTTGTAGTTGTCCCCGGGGTTGTGGGAGTACAAGTTCCAGTAGAACTTCTTCAACTTCTCCGAGTTCTCCTTGTTGAACATGTTCACCTCCATGCCGTACAACATGGACTCCACGATGTACTTGGTCGGGAAGAACCCCAACTGGTAGGGCAAGTTCTCCTCCTTGCAGTCCAACATCCTGGTCAGGTCCTTGATCACGGCGTCGGTGTACCTGTAGTACCTCATCAGCTGCTTCCTGGCCATCCAGCACATCAACTTCAAGGTGTCGTAGTACACCCCGTGCTCCAAGCACCTCCTGATGTTGGAGTTCATGAACACCACGGCCTCCTCGGGGGACGACATGTCGGGGATGCTGTTCGCGTTGTAGATGTCCTTGATGATGGCCCACTGCATCCTCTTCCCGACGGAGAACAAGGAGTTGAACTCGGTGATGATGAAGTTCAATCCGGACTTCTTCCAGTTCGTGTGGATGTTGGACAACCTGAACAGCCAGTCCAACAACTTCAGGTAGTCCTTGAGCACCTCGTCGGCCTTCTTGAACCCCGACCTGAAGATGAAGATCATCATCTTGGTCTTGTCGTCGGAGGAGATCAGGGAGGTCTGGTGCAACTGGACGGAGTGCACCCTGTACAACACCTTCTCCAAGATGTCCTCGACGTAGTCGTCCATGATGCAGTGGTAGAAGCTGCTGAGGAAGTGCAACATGCCCTGCCCCATCCCCGAGTTCAACAACAAGGTGCCCCAGTGCTTCTCCGAGAAGTCCCTGGTGTACTGCACCCCCTCCAAGTGCTCCTTCTCCTCCTTCTTCTTCTTGCTCCACTTCTTCTTCAAGGACTCCGGGATCAAGCACTTCTTGACCGAGAAGGCCGAGATGACGGACAGCATCATGGACTCCATGTTGGTCGGCAGGTTCCAGTTGGAGGTGAAGTAGGCGAAGTGCTCCATCACGAACCCCGGCGCCCACTTGGACGCGTCCGAGTTGAAGCTGGCGTACAGGCTGGTCTCCCCCTTCCTCCTCAAGTTCTTGAGCATCTCCTTGTAGTCCATCATCCTGTCCCCCTGGATCTCCGCCTTCTTCTTGTCCTTGGTCAACATCTCCTTCTCGTGGTTCTTGCACAACAACCTGGACAAGGTCTCCAGGTACTTGACGAACAACCTGAGCATGATGGACTGGATCAAGATCTCCCTGGCCCCCCCGATCTGGTCCTTGGGGAAGATGGTGAAGATGGCGTCCAAGAAGTCCAACTTGTCGCACATGTGGACCAAGCAGTTGGTCGAGAGCTTCTTGATGGCGTTGTAGATCGTGATGAACGACTTGTTCTTCTTGATCTGGTCCGAGTACGCCAACATCTCCGAGCTGTACGGCCCGGACTCCAACGACGAGGTCATCATCATGGCGTTGTCCACCACCGAGGCCAAGGACTCGATCATGGCCGTCTTGATCTTGTTGTGGTTCAACTTGTTGTTGAAGTACTTCCTGGTCGCGGCGGTGACGAAGTCCCTGCTGAACATGTGCAACTCGTCCTTGCTGCACAGGAAGCTCCTCATGTCCTTGATGATCCCCTTGCTCTCGTCCCTCAACTTGACCTCCTGGAAGTGCTTCTCCGCGACCGCCATCTTCTCCACGATCCTCTTCATCCTGTGGGACTTGAACCCGGAGGTCTTCTCGAACAAGTTGCAGGAGTAGATCTCGTCCATCAACATGGAGAACTCCAACTTGACCTCGCTGTCGTAGAACGAGTACAACTTGAACCTGTCGTAGTCGGTGTTGGTGGAGGCCATGTTGACGATCCTGTTGAACCACAACTCCTCGGACGACTCCATGTTCGTGAGGTACCACTCGATCTGCCTGTTCTTCACGTACGCCTCCATCCTGGACCTGGTCGGGTCGGAGAAGATGTCGTCCATCAACTTGGGCCTGTTGGAGATGTAGGACGTGACGGAGTTCAACAAGTACCTGTTCAGCTGGGACGAGGTGGAGGTGCCCCTCCTGTGCTCCAAGATGATCATGCACTGGGTCATCATGGACTTGGTCATCATGCTGAAGTTGAAGTTGCTCCCCCTGTTGTCCTCCAACATCCTGTCCCTGTAGTTCGAGAACATGCCGCAGACGACCTCCCTGATCTTGATGAAGTGCTTGATGTCCGCCAAGGTGATGGACAACCACTTGGTGCACACCAAGTTGTTCGACACGTTCGTCTCCTTCCAGTTCTTGAACAACCCCGGCAAGAAGTTCCTGTCCATGTCCTTCCCGGTGTAGATCTTGTACCTGATCTGCTTGTCCTGGGTGATCTTGGACCCCCTCTTCATCAAGATCATGTACTGCCCGAAGTTCTTGAAGATGGTGTGCCCCTTGTTGTTGTCGAAGATGTGCCTCCTGGACTCCATGTAGCACAAGTTCTCCATCAAGTCCCCGATGGAGGTGACGTAGGTCCACAACTTGCTCTTGAAGAGCTCCTCCAGGTGCTTGTCCTTGTCCGGGTAGTCCTCGTAGTCCTTGACCTTGGTGTGCAGGTACTCGTCGTTCTCCTCCATCAGGAACTCCATCATCATGGTCACCATGGAGGAGTCCTCCTCCGGGTCCAACCCGATCCCGTCGTAGTTGTAGTCGAACAACTTCTTCTTGTCCTCCATCTCCTTCTGCTCCCTGTAGTCCATGGTGCTGGTGTAGTAGTACGTGCCGTCGTCCGTGTTGTTGACGCTGTCCCAGAAGTCCGGGGTGACCCCGCTGAAGACCTTCATGTCGTCCGAGTCGTGGGCGGAGAACTCCAAGTAGGGGAACTTCATGATGCTGGGGATCTTCTGGTTGCTGTCCTTGTTGAACTCGTTGCGGATCTTCTTGTTCTTCTCCATCAACTCGTTGGCCTTCAACTTCAAGTCGTCCATGGTGAACTCCAAGGTCATCTTCATGTCCTTGCTCATGTCCTTCTTCCTGATCATGTCCTCCATGGTCTCCAACAACTTCCCCTCGAACTTCTCCTCGTCGAACGTCTTGTTGAACTCGTTCATCTCCTGGATGAACGTGGAGTCCTTCAAGAGCATCTTCTTCCCCTCGGCGGGCTCCCCCTCCTTCCTGGACTGCTCGATCGTGTGGGACTTCAAGTTGTCCTTGAACCTCAAGTTCTGGTCCAGCAAGTACAGCAGCTTGTCCGAGATGTCGGTCAAGGCGCTGCACTCCTCCTCGTCGTCCTCCGCCTCC